TGAATTCCTTGAAACAAACGAAGACTAACCATTAACGAACCAAATAACATTGAAGAGCAAAGCACCAACTTCCAGCGGTACTACATGAACCGGGTGCAGGCCATTGCCAACATGCTAGACCCCAATAGCTTGTTTTGCGAGTGGGGGCGCGGTACCGGTAAAACAAATAGTGTAACCTCTACCCGCATCATCCGTGTGGCCAACGATCTACCGGGTGAACTTGGCTTCCTGGTACACAGTACCTACGTGGCACTGCTCACCAACGTGTGGCCTAGCATCCTGGCAGAGTTCAGCCGTAAGGTCACGGTCAACGGGGTGGAGCGTGCGTTGATGGAGTACGGCATCGACTTCATTGCCGGTGAGAAAAAAATACCTTCACACTTCCGCAGGCCACGCTATCCGGTGGTTGACCCCAAACATTGCGTATTGTTTCGCAACGGCTTTCAAATACAACTAGTATCATCCGATCAGCCCGATTCAGTGGCAGGCCGTTCGGCATCTCATGCCTTTATTGAGGAAATGAAACACAACAAAGGCGACAAGCTAAAAAGCCGTCTATTCCCTACCCTACGTGGCGGTACTGCCGAAACACGGAAGAGTATATACTACCAAGGCATTACGGCCGTGAGTGATACCGCACGTGTTGACCTTGGTGAAGACGACTGGTTCGAGGCTTACGAGAAAAACGCCAATCCCGAATTAGAACAAGAGATCATGACCGTTGCCATGCACCTCAATGCAGCACTGGTATTGGAATACAAACTGCTCGACATGCAGCGCAATACCAAGGATGTACTGGCGTTGGAAAAGGTGCGACTGGAACTGGAGAAGCAGCAACGCATCATTGCCACTTGGCGGCCACGCCTTGCCGACATGCGGCGTAACGCCACGGTGTACCTACGTGCATCGTCGTTTGCCAACAAAGACATACTAGGGCCGAAGTTCTTCAAGACTCAGCTTGAGACATTGGGTATTGATGAGTTCCTTACCTCCATCTGTGCCATCCGCCACAAAGCCGTGGTTAACCGATTCTTCGCCAACTACGACAAGAAGAAACACCAGTTTGCCGATGGTTACAAGTACGCTAGCATTATGAAGAATAGCCTGCAAGACATGTTCGTGCTTACCGCTCGCTACCTGAAGTACTACAACCCCGATGATGAGATTCTGCTAGGCTACGACCCCGGACACTTCAGTTCGCTTGTGGCAGCGCAAGAAAAAAGCTATGGACGTGAAACACGTGTTATTAAGAACTTCTACGCTTGCTATCCGGATGAACAACCGGAACTGGCCAAGCAGGTGTATGAGTTCTTTGGTGACAGTGCCCGCAACAAGCACATTGTGCTATACCCTGACCGTGCCGGCAACAAGAGCCGTGAAGAGTTGGAACAGGTGCGCACCGATAGCCGCCTGATGAAGCGAGAACTAGAGAACTACGGTTTTTCCGTGGAGCTGATGAACGAAGGGCAAGCCACCGTGTACCACTGGCAACAATACCGCCTGCTGTTGCTAATCTTTGGCGGGCGCAGCAGTTTACTGCCTCAGGTTCTTATTGATGAAAACGAATGCAAGGAACTTTGCAACGCCATACCACTTTGTCCGGTTACGCAGATAGGTGGAAAAATAGAACTGGATAAAACCAGCGAAAAAAAAGTACCCTTGCACCAACAAGCAAGCCGCACTACGCAGATACCCAGTGCACTAATTTACCTGCTTTGGGGACGGTATGGTGAGAAGGTAATGGGAGAATTAAGCAATATGCCTGATGATCTGCCCGACAATATGATTATATAACCCCCTTGTGTGGGTACAATAATAAAGCGTGTAGCTTACATAACAGAGTGGTTTGTGAAAGCGTTGATAGCGCAAACCTTTTATAGTCAGCCGTTTGCTTTATCGGCAAACAAAAACGAGATTTGCTCGTTCGCTCTTGTGACCACGCCCCGCTGAGAAAGCCGTTTGCTGTGCACCCCTTCCGAAAAGTCGGGAAATATGACAAAGCACATGGTGTCGTACTTTTTCGCTCGCTGCTCGTCCTTTGCGCACCCGCGCGCGTTGCGTACCTTCGGGCTATGGATGATAAAGCTATAACCCTAACAGGCATACACGCCATGCAGTGGGCGCGCGAGGTAAGCAAGCTGCCCGATGCCACGTTTACCCTGGCATACTACCCCTACAGTCGCACACGCAACGAAGCAAGTGCAGAACTCAAGGTAGCAACCGGTTGCAAGTGGCGCACACAGCTACCCAAGGAACGGTTTAGCGTGGATGCAGAGAACCTGCTACTGTTTACCGATGGCGACGGCAACCCAAAGATGTGCTACCGCATACTCATTCGGTATATGGGATTCCCGAACGATGGCTATCAGCTACATAAGATACAATGGTTAAGTAACAAGTAAACGATATGAAACAAGAACTCCAATTATTCGGCAACATGGGTGTGTACCAGGACAGTGGCACCGTGCTATCCTTTCAGATGGGCGACACACCCAGTGCACTGCACCGCATGCCGTCGGTGAACGATTACGATTCCATACTGCCCTGGTGCGATATGCAGTACTCCACACTCAACGGATTCAACGTGCTGTGGCGTGGCATGAACAACCACAAGTGTGAAGAGATTGAGATCGATATCAAAAAGAACCGCCTGCTGCCTACCCTTATCAAGAAGCAAACCGCCATGCTCTACGGCATGGGCATCATGCCCTACAAACCCGTGATGGCAGACGGTAAGTTTAAGCGGGAATGGGAGCAGATACCCGAGGTGCAAGACTGGTTAGAATCATGGGGCAAGAACGGCATTGAAATTACCCATAAGGAGTTTGCCCGCACCATCATCAAGAACTATTATACCTTTGGAGACTACTTCGTGAAGTACCGCTTTACCGAGGCCAACAGCAAGGGTTTAAAGATGGGTAAACCCTTAGCAGGTATGGAAGCCATGGAAGTAAAGCAGTGCCGCCTTGCCACGATGCGTAAGGATGTGGCTACCGGACTGGTTAATTACAGCGACTTCCGTTTCGTGGGCGTTGGCCGATGGAACTACAGCATAAGCAACTTTGTGTTTTATCCAAGGTTCAAGATGGAGGAAGCCGACAAATACCAATATGCAGCCGTTGGCCACTACCGCGATAAGTCGGTAGGTGAATACTACGGAATCAACGAAACACATACCGGCACACAGGCCTACATAAAAGGCAGCAACCAACTACCGGTGTATATTAACTCCTTCCTGGAAAACTCATTGGCCGCCAAGAAGCATGTGAAGATACCCTACGAATGGATCAGGACCAAACAGCAGCAGATTACCCGAATAGCGGAAGAAAACAAAAAGCTGGCTGCCGCCAACCAACCGCTTGTGAAGTTCAACGGCATAGAAATAGGCACCGAATACAAAGAATCGGTTTTTATAGCCTATGTGAAAAGCGAAATGAATAAACTGGTTGAGTTCCTATCAGGCAGCAAGAACCAAGGCAAGACATTTAGCTCGTACACCTACAGTGACAGCAAGGGCACACCCGTTGAATGGAAGATTGAGGACGTTGATATGAAATACAAAGAATATATCTCTGCCTTGATTGAGTATGACAAACGTGCCGACGAAGTGCTTGTATCTTCCTTGGGAATTGACAGCAGCATAAGCAGCATAAGCAAGGATGGTGTGATAAGCAAAAGCGGTGCCGATGTGTACTATAATTACCTCATTTACCTGCTACAATTGAATGGTGCCGATGAAATCTGTAGCGAGCCGTTTAATGTGGCCCTGCAACTTAACTTCCCGAAGCTATACGCACAGGGTTATCGCTTAGGCTATTATAGAGAGATGCCTGCTAGGCAGGAAGAAGTTTCACCGGCTAACCGCCTTAATCAACAACAGTCATGATACTAGATACTATATTCAGGAACATGGCTCACTACAAAGAGTACGTGAGCATGATCGATGTGAATGCCGATTTTAAGTCGCTCAACGCCAGTGCGGCAAGTGCCGTTAAACAAATTAAGATGGTGATCACTAGCGGCATCTTTGCCTCCATTGTGGCCATTGACGAAACCACGGAACCAAGCGAGCAGAAAGAGGCCTTACGCACGGCCGTGGCAAGCCTGTGCCAATACAAGCAGGTGACAGCCGAAACCATTAAGCGCCGCATATCAGGCGTTGACACATTCAAGAGCGAGCAGGAACAACTGGCACGTGACTTCAAGCAGTCGTACTTCGACGGCATGGATAGCCTCATTGCATTACTCGAGGAAGAGGATAGTGCCGCATGGCAAGCCACGGCACACTATAAAACCCTGCAACTGTTGCAGATAAAAACAACCGAAGAATTTGACAGTATATACCCAATAGACATGAGTTACCTGTTTTTCTTCCGCTGCATACCGTGGCAGAAGGAGGCACTTGACGAACGGCTGGGTAGCATGTTCAGCAGAGCCGCAGGTAAAGAGAGCGCCAACGCTCTGCTGAAACGTGCCCTGGCTAAGAAAACCATCGCCAAGGCATTGCGCAGGTTTGATATATTGGAGTTCCCCGAAGTGATTCGTGGTTTGTTCCGGGAGAGTAAGGTCAACCGCAACTCCGATAGCGAACAAAGCCGTATCTTACTACTTGCCGATACGCTAGACACCGAAGCCGACAACCTGATCAAGGATGTGGACCTTAGCCTAACCGTGCAGGATAACCCTGTAGATATTATTACCGACACCAATCTCAATAACCAATGGGATAAAGTATATATGCCAGGATGATGAAGAATATCATGACGACCGTAAAAGGGCGGCAGATCAGCATCCCCAACGAATGGGAACAACTGTCGCCCGCTGCCTACGAGGCACTGATAGCCGACTTGCAGCTTTTTGCCACAGGTACCTTTTCGCCTGCACGGGTGAAGATTAACT